TGTATTCTTAGACGAATCAGAATACACTAAAGGATCAGACTACGGCCGTTTCATGAAAGCGCTTACCAGTTACAAGCGTGAAGGTGATAACGCTCATGACGACGCACCGGACGGAATGACAATACTTGCAGAGTTCGCAGAATCGCTTGGTCTAAAATTAAAAAAAACATCGACTCGTAAGGTAGGACGTGGATAAATCCTGTTTGCCATATATTTTAAGAGAAAAGTATATGGCATCAATTAGTGAAATTTTAGTTCAAGACGACTTTGGAAGGATTGTAAGTGATCTTTGCGTGGACACCATAGAAAATCGTGAGCCACGGGAATATTTAGAAGAGTATAATGGTAAGCGTAACCGTCGCACTACATCCGTTGGTTTCCGTGAACCTAAGACAGTAGCTGTCTATTCTGAAACAGAAGAAGAATTGAATACCCAAACGGGTAAAATGGAGCCTAAACGATTAGAGGATAAAACTGTTCCTGTTGCCAAAATAGTGACCAATATCCCAAAGAAGATTGTTCGCACAGCAGCAGCTTTTTTATTTGGCGGAGATATGACCATCACAGCAGATAATACAGATGATGCAAGCTTGGAGGATTTCAAAAAGATATTTGTCCGCAAACTCAAAATGAAGTCAGTACTTATGAGCTTTGCCCGTAAGGTGTTGTCAGAAACAAAAGCCGCTATTGTATTTTACCCTGTAAACAAAGTTGTAAATGGGAAAAAAGTCCCGGAACTGAAAGCCAAGATACTCTCTTTGCCAAAGGATGATAACGTTACTTATGAGTTCTATCCACATTTTGACGATGATGATGATATGGATGCTTTCATTCATAAGTTCACAACCAAGATTGACTACTCTACCTACGAGTGTGTCAAAATATACACCTCAGACAAAGTTATCACAGCTATAAATAAGGGGGGCCAGTGGGAAATCAAGTCAGATAATAACCTATTCGGCAAAATCCCTGTAGTATATGCAGAGGTAGACCAACCGGACTGGGAAGATGTCGCTTTACTCATGGACCATTATGAAATGCGGATCTCTAGAATGTCAGATACTAACGACTACTTCGGCGACCCAATGCTAAAATCTTTCGGTTTGTCGAATCTCCCATCAAAAGATACAGTAGGGAAAGAATTAAACTTTTCTATGGAAGTTGACCCTGATACCGGCACTGCGTATCATGGTGATGCTGAATACCTATCATGGCAACAGTCCATAGATTCACAAAAGGAAGAGATTAGTAATGAACGCCACGAAATATTCTCTGGTGCATCATGTCCTGATTTGTCGTTTGACAATCTTATTGGCATAGGTGACCTATCAGGCGTCTCCCGTGAGTTTATGACCATTGATGCAAAAATTAAGGCTACGGAACAAATGGAAATCTTCGGACCGGTAGTACAACGATGTGTGGCTATTGTACAAGCAGGCATGGCGAATATATCACATATCAAAAATTCCAATGCTATAATGAATAATTATTTTGAGGTGTCTTTCGGCTCTATTCTCCCGAAGAATTTAGCAGAAGACTTACAGAATCTATCAACAGCCGGAGGTGGGAAACCAATCAATAGCCAGGAAACACTTACCGCACGTTCTCCTTATACTCAGAATGTAAAAGAGGAAATTGAGAAAATGAAACAGGAAGAACAAGCAGCTTCAGTCAATAACAATCCGCTAGGACCGATATATCAATGAAAGGACTAACATTCTACGACAAGCAGCATATACAAAAGATATTGGCTCAGCAAAGCGAAGTGGCCAATATCTTTAATCGATTTATTCTGTCTATTACCCCATTTCTCCAACAATGGGCAAATCGTAGTAGCGATAATGTATGGTTACGTAATCAAGTTGTCGAAAAATGTGTGGATCGGGAGTTGGATAAGTTACAGTCTCTTCTTCTCACGAATCTTACAGCCTTCAACATAGACGCATGGAAGCGCTCTGAAATGAAGAATGAGGATTTTATATCAGAATACATCAAAGGCATGGCTATTGATTCTGTAAGGAAGCAAGGAATGTTTGCTACAAACAAAGACGCACTCTCTCAACTTAGGAAAGGGGTTGATGTACGCGGCAATAATCTGTCTCCAATGGTGTGGAATCTTGCGGATCAGACAAAAACACAACTCGAGTATTATTTACAGACAGGTCTATCTGTTGGTAGAAGTTCTTCACGGATAAGTCAAGATCTTAGGCAAATCCTAAATGAGCCGGACAAACGATTTCGCCGGGTAAAGGATAAAGAAGGGAAACTTGTTATGTCCCAACCTATGAAGAACTATCACCCAGGACAAGGTATATATCGTAGTTCAAAGATGAACGCATTACGTCTTACAGCTACATCTACCAATATGTCTTATCGTACCGCTGACTATGAACGTTGGAGTAAACAGGATTTTATATTAGGTATTGAGATACATCGCTCGGCCAATAATCGCGGACCATGCAAGATATGTGATGCAATGGTAGGTAAATATCCGAAAACGTTCAAGTTTATAGGTTTTCATCCTTTCTGTATCTGTTTTGCTACTCCGATCACGATGGAACCGGACAACTTTGCTGATTTCCTGCTAAACGATACAGTTCCGCAAGAACAGGTTATAACAGATATTCCCAAAACAGCAAAGGATTTTGTTGACGAGAATAAAAATGGGGTGCAATCCGCTTTTTGGTATAAGGATAACTTTAGCAAAGAAGGAGATTTGCAAAGAGAGAGAACTCCCCAGCCTACTACACCCGAAGTCATAAAAGTATCAAGAACAAAGCGCATCAAGACCGATGCTGAGAAAAATGATATTCAAAAAAGATGGGACGACCGGTTTGTAAGAAACTTCAATCAGAGTAAGATTGAGCAAAAAATCGGCATAAAGAGAGGTGAAGATATGACCTTCGAAGAAGCAAATGAACTGAGAGGAAACATCGGTTATGGAGAAGGAAGAGAATTCAGTGTAAACTGTCAGTCATGCGTAGTTGCTAATGAATTGAGAAGACGTGGATATGATGTAACAGCACTACCTAACCTTAAAAAAGAAGGGAACATTCCTTATGAACTCTCTGGAAAAACTAACTGGGCCTGGATTGATCCGGAAACAATGCAGACACCTGAGAAGAAACAGGCAGGTGGACAATATGTATCAGGACTTGATATTAAAAGCAAGACTCTCACTCAATTGAATAAAGAATTGAACGAGTTAACCAAAGAAGCCGGCAGGTATCACATTGACTTTATGTGGAAAGACGGAAAAGGTGGACATATTATTACTGTTGATAGGTTAGAAAACGGTTCAATCCGTATTTATGATCCACAAATCGGTCGTTTGGGCGATTGGAAAGTTATATCCAAAGATATAAGTCTTAAGTATGGAGTAAATGTATTGCGTGTAGACAATCTATTGGTAAACACAGATATTATCGATAGAATAGTGAGAAAGTTATAAGAATGAACTTGTATAGTCTTTGGGCATAGGAGCCATTCCCATTATATCCGGCGATTGTGTATATGGTGCAAGATGTGCAGCATCATCTTTCACAAGAATAAATTGAGGATATCCAATGCAGCATTCCTTGTCTTCTTTCCGGGATGCTGTATATACCAAGTAGCCTTTCCACTCTCCATAATAGGAAACCTGATCGAACCCATTCTGTAGAGCGAGGATCTTAGCTTTCTCCTTATATTCTTTCTTCTTATCCATATTGCAAATATACTCATTGATTCTGGAATAAAATATAAGGGAAGGAAAAAGTTACTCCCCTTATATTTTAATAGAAAATCGTTATGACAATCATTGATGCTATTAAGAAGGGCTTGAAAGCCGCAGGTGTAAACGAAAAGTACGCCTCTAAGGTTCAGAAACTTTTCAAAATCGAAAAAGAAGAAGATATTGCTACTTATGTTGCCTTATTCAAAGACAATATTCTTCCTGATCTTGAAGATACATCCGCAGTAGAAAAAGCGAAAAAGGACGCTATCGCTGAATATGAGAAGAATAATGGTCTGAAGGACGGTAAGCCAATCAAACCAGTTAAAAAGACCAAGAAAACGACAGAATCAGAAGAGAATGAAGAAAATGAAGAAGAAGATCTCGAAGGTGTTCCCGCCTCTTTGATGAAACTATTCAAGGCTCAACAAAAACAAATATCAGAGTTAGCCAATAGCGTTACCACCTTAACTGGGAATATTACAACATCCAGCAAACAGGCTTCAGCTAAGGTTCTCTTTGATAACGCAAAATTACCAGAAAAGTGGTTCAAGCGTATCGACGTAAATTCTGAAATATCTGTCGAAGATCAGATTAAGGAATTGGCAGAAGAGTATGCTGAAATTCGCCAGTCCGCTGTGACAGATGAAATCGAAAATGGTAACTACACCCCACAATCACAGGTAAAAGACCGTAGTGAAAAAGAGTGGCTGGATATCATGAATAAAGAAGAAGCTGGTGAATCCAGTGGTGTCGCTAGTCTTGGTATTGAGTAATAACTAAATTTTATTGTATCATGTATTTAAAAAAAGAAAAAGAATTTCAGTACCATCCCGCCATCATTAAGATGTTGGAGGATGTTGTCGGCGGTGGCACTATTGCCCGTGCTGATTTGAGAAAGGCCCTGTTTGACGGACAGCCATTAGATGAGTTGCCACCTTACTGCATCGCAGGACGCGATGAAAACGGTGGTTGGCATATCATCAAGACAGCAAAAGTGCTGGAGGCTGTAGAAACAGCAGGAAAAATCATCAAGGTAGCTAAAAATCATCTGTTTGCAATTGGTGATTTCGTGACTGTCGGTGGAAAATTTGATGGAGCATCCGATAAAATTACCGCTATCGACAAGAGTAATGCTGCTTATGACTCTATTACGCTGGCGGCTGCCATTGGTGCGATGGCCAAAGATATGGTATTGGTCGCTGTAAAATCAAAAGCTGATGCAGGTTCTGCCGAGGCTACAGTAGAAACATCCGAGGTGGTGATTACGATGGCTAAAGTTGATCTGACTGTTGCTAATCAATCTTGCGGATTGATGGTAAGAGGTACTATTGAGGAACGAAATATGCCATTCCCTCTTGATGCTGATTTGAAGAAGCTTATGCCTCTCATTCGTTTTGTATAATCTATTAATTCATAAATCATTATGGAAAGAAGCTTAATCAAGCAAATTAACAAGAAAAACATGGCGGCACGTCTCAACTCCCGTCATGTGAAGCCGATGTATTACCCGAATTTCTTTGGTGTGAAGAGAGTTACTTCATTGAAGTGGGAAACATTGGTTGGTGAAAAAGGCGCTCCGGTTATTGCTGACGTTATTTCTTTCGATGCATCTGCACCGGAGAAAACGCGTGAAGTGATCGGCAAAATGTCTGGTGATATTCCTAAGACCGCTATTAAGCGCTCGATGACTGAAAGTGAATATCAAGAATACAAGCAGTTACAACGCGATGCCCAGGGCGATTCTGATCAATTGGAACTATTAAATCTTGGTTTCAAAGATACCGATTTTGTGCATAATGGTGTCCGTGGACGTATGGAATGGGCTAGTATGCAATACATGTCACGTGGCGGAACCAACTTGACATCCTCTAATAACAACGGCATCGTAACTACGGAATTTGTCGGCGTGGGTATGCCTGCTGCCAACAAAAAAGTATCCTCCGTAGATTGGGCTACCGCTTCTACTGCTGATGGTCTTCAAGATATTGAAAATGTACTGGCCGATGCAGCCAAGGAAGGTGTGTCTCTTCGCTATATTATTATGCTTACTACTGAGTTCTCTTTGCTGAAAAAGCAGAAAGCAACTATTGATAAGATTAAAGGCTGGATCAATCAAACGTCCAAGGTCGTTATCACAAAAAAAGTGATTAATGAATATCTTGCAGAACAAGAAAACCCATGTCAGATTATCACAATCAATCCGGCGCTCCGTATCGAAGATAAGAACCACAAACGTACTACTATCTGTCCGTGGGTTCGCAAACGTATTTGTTTCTTAGAGGATTTGCGTGTAGGTGATATCCAACACGGACCAATTGCAGCAGAAGATTCTGAGAGTCTGAGAAAGAAAGCATTGATGGTAAAGAAAGATTTTGTTCTGATTACCAAATGGTCAACCGAAGAACCATTTAAAGAATGGACCAAAGGAGAAGCAAACGCATGGCCGGTAGTTAATGATCCGGAAGCGATGTACATTCTGAAAGCTGACGGTAAAGCATGGGCAGCCGATGAAGCTACAGAAGGAACAGACAATATCCCCGCTAAATTCTTGGGTCAGGAAGTTGAGAAAGAAAACTTAGAAGCAGAAGACGAAGAGTAAACAGTTATGGCAACAATCAGAGAAACAATACTAGAATATCCATCTATTGAGGATATGGAAGGCTTCTTGGATAAGGTAGTCTTCATTAAGCGGGGTATCACCCCCGAAGCAGAATGTACTACTGAAAGCATGAAGCTGGTCGGTCTTTGTGTCGCTGATATG